GTGATACTGGTGGTGGAACAGAAGTTTCTGGCGGAGCTTACGCAAGACAAACAGCAGCTTTTACCATATCTGCTGATACAGCATCAAACACATCAGCTATAGAATACCCAACAGCTACAGCTAATTACGGTACTGTTGTTGCAGTAGGTGTTTTTGACGCTTCATCATCTGGTAACTTACTTGCTTATGGTAACTTAACTACAAGCAAAACTGTTTCTACTGGAGATGTATTTAGATTTAATGCAGGTGCTATAGACATAACTGTAGCTTAATAACATGGCTTCAGTTGGCTATGGTTTTGGTGGATACGGTAAGTCTTACTGGGGAACACCACAATTTGAATTAGCTGAAAGCTCAATCACAGCAACATCAAACCTAACTGCGGTTGGTGTTGTACCTGTAACTGGAGAAGCATTAATAACAGCTTCTTCTAATGTCACAGCAGTTGGACTCGTACCAATACAAGGTGCATCATCTATAACAGCAACATCTGGTCTTACATCAGATGCAGTCATAGTTAAGTTTGGTGCGTCAAACATATCAGCAACATCTAACCTAACAGCTGTAGGTACACAGATAGATATTGGTGGCGTTATTATGGCGGCATCAACAAGTCTTAGTGTAGTAGGCACACAAATTGATGTTGGCGAATCAAATATTACCGCATCGACAAACGTAACTGCTGTTGGTGTCTTTATCGTATCAGCGGCAAGTCAAATAAACGCTACAACTAACCTAGATGTCACTGGTTCATTGGTTCAGTTTGGCACTTCTAGTATTCAACAAACAAGTGGTTTTTCTGCGATAGGTAGTTTAAAATGGGAAGACCAGACTGTAGCAGATACTATTTACACAGACCAATCACCAGCTACAACAACTTGGACAGATCAGTCCTCAACAAATACTAATTGGACTGACATCGCAGCATAAACAGGAATAAATTATGGCAGATACATTTACAACGAATTTAAACTTAACTAAACCAGAAGTAGGAGCATCTACAGATACCTGGGGAACAAAGCTAAACGCTGACCTCGATACTCTTGATGGAATCTTTGCCTCTAATGGTACTTCAGTAGCATTAAACCTAGACGGAGCAGTAATTGATAGTTCTGTCATTGGTGGCACAACCCCAGCTGCGGGAACATTTACGACTTTTACATCTACAGGTATTGATGACAATGCTAGTGCAACAGCTATAACTATTGATAGTTCAAATACTGTTAAAATACAAAACGATCCCGCCACTGTCATATCTCAAGTATATGGAATGTCTCTTGAAAATAATACCGATGGAGCAACAAGCGGAAATGCTAAAACTGGTATTTTATTTAGGGCATCTTATAACGATACTACACCAACAGATATGGCTGGTATTACTAGCGGAAAAGAAAATAATACAAATGGTAACTATGCCTCTTTCTTAAGTTTTGGAACAAGAACAAATGGTGTCAATACTATTGCAGAACGCCTTAGAATAGACTCATCAGGAAATGTTGGAATTGGAAATTCAAATCCTAGTGGTATGTCCTCAAACGCTAATAAATTAGTTGTTGGTACAGGTTCAGGCAATCAAGGTATGTCAATTTATGCAGGAACATCAACTGGTAGATATGCTTTTGCTAGAGCAGTTGGTGATAATACTGATGCTTATGATGGTGGTATGGCATATGATGGTTCAAGAAATTTAACATTTCATACAAACGCAAACTCAGAAAAAATGCGTATTGATGGTTCAGGCAATGTTGGAATTGGAGACACTTCACCTGACCAAAGGCTTCATGTAAATTCAGGAGCATCAAATGTTGTGGCTAAATTTGAAAGTACAGATTCTATAGCTGCTATACAGTTTAAAGATAATAATGGTGAGGCAGAAATAGGAGCTATTGGAAACGATATAGGCTTTTATCCAGCAGGTGCTGAACGCATGAGAATAGCTAGTAATGGGCAAGTACTTTTAACAGCAGCACATCCCTCTATCCAATTTACAGATTCAAGCGATAATAGTGATGCCTATATACAAGCTGATGGTGGAACACTGAAATTTTTTGCTGATGATAACAATGAAGTAGGTAGTTCATTACAATCTTTTCATATTGATGGCAGCGAAAAAATGAGAATAGACTCATCAGGCAACGTTGGAATTGGAAGTAGTAGTCCTATAAATTTTGGAGCTGGTACAGCAGGACTTACTGTAAATGGTTCAGCAGGTTCTCATCTTACTTGGCAAAATAATGGAACTAATGTTGCCTTTGCATACAATGCTGGTAATAACTTTATTATTGGCTCTGAACAAGCAGGTTCTTCTACAATTTTCACTAGTGCTGGTACACAACGCATGAGACTGGATGGTTCAGGCAGGTTGTTAGTAGGTACTACAAGCCAAATTATTGGTACACATAATCATAAGTTAGGTGTTGTTGCTGCTGGTGTTGAAACACCGATTAGTACAGATGTCAATGAAACAGTAGACAGATATGCAATAGATTTTCATAACCCAAATGGTAGAGTAGGTAATGTTTTAACTAATGGAACATCAACATCTTTCAACACATCCTCAGATGCAAGACTAAAAGAAGTTACAGGTAAAGCTAGAGGTTTAGAGGTTATCAACGAACTTAACCCAGTATCATATAACTGGAAATCCGATGGCAAAGCAGATGAAGGTTTAATAGCTCAAGAAGTTATAGACATAGTGCCAAACGCTGTAACAGGTTCTGAAGAAGAACAATATTATATGGATTACAGTAAATTAGTAGTTCATTTAGTTGCAGGTATGAAAGAACAACAAACACAGATTGAAGCCTTACAATCTGAAATTAACCTACTTAAAGGAGAATAATAATGGCAAATACATATACATGGGATTGTAAAACAGTAGATGTTTACCCAGAACACGACAGTCATTCAGACGTTGTTTACAACGTACATTGGCGATTAAACGCAGAAAGCGATCAACAAGATGCTGAAGGTAATAACTATTCAGCTACTGCTTATGGAACTCACAGCGTTAATGCAGATGACATAACAAACTTTGTACCTTTCGCTGACCTTACTAATGACTTGGTTACTGGTTGGGTTACAACGGGTATGGGCGAAGATGAAATTGATAATCTAAAGTCTAGACTAGACAATGACATTGACGGACAAATCAATCCAACAAGCGTAACAAAACAACTAGAAGGTTAATAATGCCTTTACTACCAGTCACCCCTCCAGCTGGAGTAGTCACCAATGGAACAGACTACGCTAATAAAGGGCGTTGGACTGATAGTAATTTAGTGCGTTTTCAAAATGGTTTTCTACGACCTATTGGTGGTTGGGAAAAAATAAGAAATACTACTCTAACAGGTACGCCGACAGGAATGTTTGCGTACATTACTAATGCTGGTAAAAAAGTTTTAGCGGTTGGAACAAGGCAAAAGATTTATGTCAACCATGACGGAACTTGGCATGACATAACTCCTTCAGGCTTTGTATCTGATGAATCAACTGACCCACTTGGGTACGGTGCATATAACTATGATGTCGAAGACTATGGTGATGCTAGATCACAATCTGGATTATTTTTTGATTCTAAATCATGGTCTTTTGATAACTTTGGTGAAGACTTACTTTTCTGTTGTGCAAGTGATGGCAAGATTTATAAATGGTCGCCTTCTGCACCATCAACCATAGGCTCACAGCTAACTAATTCTCCTACAGGATGTTCTGGTGTTTTAGTCACTAATGAACGTCATGTTATAGCTCTGGGTGCTGGTGGTGATCCAAGAAAAGTACAATGGTCATCAAGAGAAGCAAGTACAACCTGGACAGCTGCATCAACAAATACTGCTGGTGATTTACAGATACCAACAGGCGGCAGAATATTAAGTGGTATTAAATGGCAAACAGATGTCATTATCTTTACTGATACAGGTATAGCAAGACTTTACTATACAGGTTCTCCTTTTATATACGGTATTCAAGATGCTGGTACTAACTGTAAAACTGCATCACCAAGAACAATAGTAACTTCTGGTAACTTCTTAGCATGGATGGGTGAAAACTCTTTCTTTGTTTTTGATGGATCAGTTAAAGAAATTAAATGTGATGTGCATGACCATGTATTTGATAACATTAAATATTCTTATAGACGTATTGCTTGTGGTGGTCACAACTCTAACTTTAATGAAATATGGTGGTTCTACCCATCAGGAGTAGATGCAAACACACCAAACAAATATGTCATCTGGAACTATGTTGATAATGTTTGGTCAATAGGTGAAATGGATAGAGGATGTTGGATAGACCAAGGTGTCTTTGATTATCCTATAGCTTGTGATTCACTTGGTAATGTTTATCAGCACGACAGCACAACATTAAACAATTCAGAGAATTTAGGGACAGCAGTACCTTACGCACAATCAGGGCCTATCGAAATAGGTAACGGTGATAACTATGTGCAATGTAATCAGATACTCCCCGATGAAGAAGCAAATACATTACCTGGTGTTGTTATAAGTTTTACAGGAAGATTTACACCACTAGGAGCAGAAACAGATTTTGGTGACTTTACTTTTAATAGTGATGGTTACACCGATGCAAGATTTACAGCCAGACAAGTTCGTATGAAAGTTACTGGCGATACTGACCAGATGTTTCAGGTTGGTAATATACGATTAGATTTAAGAAACAGAGGTCGTAGATAGTGGCAAGAAAAACACTGACACGACCAGGTGAAGATTACGATAAAAACTATCTTAACTATTTAATATCAGAGATAGAATATCAAACAGGTATGACTTTCAACAAAGGTGAAAGAATACAAATAAATGGTGGTGATGCCACCGAGTTAGTATTGGTAAGTCCAAATGGAACAAAATATAAAGTTAGTGTCGCAGACAACGGAACACTCTCCACCTCCACAACAGTCTAAAGAAGACTGGGAAGTAGAGTTTGAAAGGTTAGAGCATCATATTATTCGTGCATTAAAGCACCAAGATATGTATAATTTAACTGATATTAAAGAAAAAATAAGGGCTGGAGAGATGTTTATTTGGCCCAATACAGATTCAGTAATAGTGACTGAATTTGCAGAATACCCAAGATACAGAGTTTTAAGTATTAATCTGGTAGCTGGAAACTACAAAGAAGTGATAGAGATGTTACCCAGCTTGGAAGAATTTGCCAAACAATGTGACTGCAAGAAAATTATTGGTGGTGGTCGTAAAGGTTGGATAAGAAAATTAAAACCGCATGGGTTTGAAGAAATGAACTTATTAGTAAAAGAATTATAAAGGAATTATTATGGCACAAGCATTACCATACATTACAGCAGGAGCTACAGCATACGGAGCTTTAAAAGGTAGTGGAGACACACAAACATCAAGCGTTGATCCAGCGACACAGGCTCGTTACGATGATTTATACAATAAAGCTAAAGGTGTAGCTAACCAACCTTTTGTTCCTTATACTGGCCCAAGAGTAGCTGGATTTAACCCAGACCAATTACAAGGATTTGATGCAACAAGAAATATGTTCAATCAATCCATGGGTTATGATCCTAGACAGAAACTTAACAATCTAGCAAATCAACCAACGCCATCAGTCACACCTTTTACTGGTACAGCAACAGATATTAATAGGTCTAATATAAGAGATGTAAGACCACAATCATTATTGAATACAAATTTAAGTGCATATCAAAATCCGTTTCAATCACAAGTTATAGACAATACACTTGGTGATTTAAACAGAGCAAGACAAATGCAAATACAAAGCGACCAAGATGCAGCAATCGGAAGAGGTGCTTTTGGTGGTTCACGTTCAGCTTTATTAGAATCAGAAACAAACAGAAAATTTGCAGAACAAGCAGCTAAAGCATCTGGTAATTTACGTTCACAAGGTTTTGATAGAGCTACATCATTAGCTGGTCAAGATATAGGAAGACAGTTTGATGCAGATAGATATATGTCTGATGTAGATAGACAAGTCTCTATGGCTAATGCTGGTTATGGCAATCAGTTTGGTATGGCTAACATGGATGCACAAAACAAAGCAAGATTTATGCAACCACAGTTAGAAATGCAAAACAGAGGATTCCAAGCTGGTTTGTTAGGAAATCAATTAAGCGACCAGTACAGAAACTTAGGTTTATTATCTGGTATAGGTTCACAACAGCAAGGACTACAACAAGCTGGAATGGACTCTGGTTACAACGAGTTTATGAGAGCATTAAATTATGGCCCACAACAACTTGGTTTATTATCAAGTTCAGTCTTTGGTATGAATCCAGGAACAGTACAAAATTATGACCAAGGTACAGCTGGAAGAATTGGTAGTGCAGTAACTTCATTAGATACTTTGTTTGGCGAAGGCGGAATTTTTGGATAGGAAATAATTATGGTAATAAGAGATTTTAACAACCCAATGGGATTACTAGGAATAAATAACAATCCTACAGGCTCACTTGGATTAGATATGGCTCCTATTCTTGAGGCTAGAGCAAAACAAGCTAAAGAAGAAGAAGATAAAAGAAAAAGATCTGAAAGGTTTAGTAGGTTAAGAAACTTTGCTGATTCTTTACAAGCAATGAATGCTGGTCAATCTGGTAACTTTGGTGCACAAAATCAGTTTTTAAATAACATAGACAGAAGAAGAGCTGAAGATGCTGCTAGGGCAAAAGCTAAAGCAGATAAAAATAAACGTGATGATTTTTATAATAGTCTAAATCCTAATCAGAAAATGATTTTTGACATGAAAGAAGCTGGTATGCCAGACTCTTATATTAAATCTCAATTTTATCCAAACCCTACTAAAAGAGAATCTTTTGTAGCAAAAGATGGTTATAGATATTTTGTTGATAATAACCAAAGAGTTTTCCCTGGAGTGACAGTAAAGAAGAACCAAACAGAAGCAGATATATATAAAGAAAATGCTGCTAGGATTAAAAACATTGTTATGAAAGAAGGTATTGATAGTCCTAATTTAACAACACAAGAAAGAGATTTTTATAATAATGATATAAACAAACAAGGGTTTATGTCCCTTCGATCAATCAATTGGCTCAAATACTGCTTGGTAATACAGGTGGAGAAAACAACCAAACAAAAAATTATACAGTAATTAATAGTGCTTACGGATCAATGACTGCAAATCAAATTATTGACCAGGCATTTGAAATGAATAAGGAAGTAGAGCCAAAAAACTACAAGAGAAGGCGTTATAAAAAACTTAATAGAAAATAAAATAATATCAGAGTAATGCCATGGTAGATTTTATCGTACCACCTCCACCAAACAAGAAGAAGATTTGGCATTTATAGTTCCTCCCCCACCAGTCATTGATGATTTCAATGGTGGTATTAACACAGTTCTTGAGCAATTTGAAAATACACAACCTCAATATGCACCTTCATCAGAAAAACTATCTGAAGCAGAATTAAGAAAAGATCCAGAATGGATTAGAGCAGCTAAAAGTATTTATGAATGGAATGAAGCTAGATCTGGAACTATTGGTGGAACTCAAAAAGTAAAACCTCTAAACTCTGATAAAGAATATGCAGACTACGCCCTTAGATACATGGGTTGGTTTAATTACAATATTCCTAAAATGGCTAATGAAGCCACAGACTTAAAAACAACTGCCAATCAACAACAAAGAGAAGACTTTGTAAGATTGATGGATATGTATGATAACAAAAAAATAAGTGGTGCTGGAACTGTCAGACTTATAAAAGGACTTGCCCTTGACCCATCAACTTATGTTGGCATTGGTACTTTTGGTGCTGGATTGGCTGGAAGAGAAGCCGCTAAAACTGCCGCTAAAGCTGGTATAAGGTCTCTTATAAAACAAGGAGCAAAACAAGGTACTAAAGTAGGAGCTATAGAAGGTGCTGCTTACTCAACGGCTGATAATGCATTCAGACAATCAGCAAGAATCATGTCTGGTCAAAGAGAAGGCTTTGACCTTGGTGAGTCAGCAAAAGCATCTGCAATTGGATCAGTCTTAGGTGGTAGTTTGGGTGGCTTAATAGGTGGAGCTGCATCATATTTTAAAAATAAAGGTAATGTAGTTCCTAACGTAACAGATGAAGCTGAAGAGTTTGTTGTACCACCATCACAAGAAGTAGTAGAGACACCTGTTGCTCCAGAAGTTGTAACTCCTAAAGTAGATATAAAAAAACAGATTGATGATGAATTAATTAAAATCGGGGTTGACCCAGTCAAGGTTGAGGGAGTTCCAAAGTTAAGTGCTAAGCAAGGATTTGTTTCACCAGAGCTTAATAATATTCCAGAGGATTATGGAATCCTTGGTGGTAGAGTAAGTTTTAAAATTGATTATGATAATCCAAAAAATACTGCAAATAAATTAAAAGAATTTTTTATTGAACAAAACTCTTTAGATAATTTTAAACTTGTAACCCCTAAAGTAGAAACACCTAAACGTGGTACTAAGATTCCAGAGATACTAAAAAAACCTGTAAAACCAAAAATAAGAACTGCTAGAGATTACTTTGGTAAAGTATCAGACGATGCTGATACAGAGTTAAAAGAAATATTTGAAGATTATAAAGGCAATATACAGAGAAAGTTTAAAGTAACTTCTCAAGACGATCCCAATGCTGCCATAAAATCTATTGAAGAGCTGAATGACGTACAAGTTAAAATGCAAGAAGACGGTTTTTATAACCAATTACAAACTTTTGATGGAGAAAATCCAAGTTTTAGAGATGATATTCTTGAAGACCTACAAAATGATACTGTTCACAGAGATGACCAATTACTATTAAGTGAATGGGAAAGAAAAACCGAGGAAGCAATAGAACTTAGAAAAACTTTAGATGATAACAATATTAACTATAAAGGAATGTCTGATGAAGAAGTCCTTGTTGCTTACGATGATGTTGTTAATAATAGGATTCCACCAGCCAGAGATGAAGTACCTTTAGAAGTTATATGCTGATGATATAGAAGCTGCTAGTGGCGGTAACATAAACAATGTAAGAGTAGATGATATTGTTGACCCTACACCAGATGGTAAAGACTTTCAAACTGATACGACTACTGGCTTAAACCAAAAGTTAATTGATGTTGGTCATAGAAATAATGGATGAACTTAAAATACCAAGAAATCCAGAATGTAAGAATATCTGATCAATTAAAAGAAGCTATTATTAGCAAACTCAAGTCCAAAATTCTATGAACAAGTTTGTAGATATTCTTAAAAAAAATGATCTTACTGTCGAAGAGTTGTCATCTGTATTTAAAGAAAGCATCTCTGATTCAGCCAGACGTATGCAACAGTTAAGCACAGCTAAACAATCCATGAAAAGAATGGGACAAGAGCTTGGTGAGATAGCACCAGACGAAGGCTGGTATGCAAACTTTGCAAAAGAATATACAGATATAGTAAGAGACTTAGACAACATAAGAAGAGGTTTATTAGTCAGCCAGATAGCAACAGCAATGCGTAATAACACAGCTCAAATAGGAAGAGTTGGTATGCACACGTTAATAGAATCTTTTGATGATGTTTTGAATAGAACATTTAATCCATTAAGAAAAGCATTTGGTGCCGAAACAAAAAGAGTTGATGGTGCTGAGTCATTCCGCTTGATGATGAACTTAACAAAAAACAAAAAACAATCAGCAGAATTAACTGAGTTTTTGACAAAATATTTTGTTAATGAAAGCGATAGACTTTTTACTAAGTATGCTTCAGAGGTAGCTGATTCATCAAAAGCTAAAGTATTTAAAAGCGCACAGAAGATGGTTGATGGCCTCAATACTTTAAATAGAATACAAGAGTTTTGGTATAGAAGAGGCATGTTTGCAACATCCATACAAGATGCTTTAGCGGCAAAAGGTATTGAAATTAAAGATGTTGGTATAAATGATGATCTTTTAAAATACCTTGACGCGTCTGATATAGAAAAAGCGGTTGATGATGCTTTATATTTTACTTATGCAAAGACACCAGACAACAAAGCATTAAAAGCATTTGTAGATTTAGCTAACTCCATACCTTTTATTACAACAGGCGTATTTCCCTTTGCTAGATTTATGGCCAACGCTATTGATTTTCAATTCAGACATTCACCACTTGGCTTTTTAAAATTATTATCTCCAGCAGAACATAAAAGAATAGCTGCTGGTGACACTAAAGCATTTAGCGAGGCTGTAATAGGATCAACTATTTTATTTGCAACTATTGAAGCTAAAAGAAAAGGATCAGAAGATCACAAATGGTATGAGGTGGAAACATCATCTGGAAAGACTATAGATATGCGACCATACTTTCCATTAACTCCTTACTTATTTATAGCAGATGTAGTTACCAGATTGGAAAGCGGTAGAAGTTGGGGTGATCCAAAAGATATTTTACAAGCATTAACTGGCGCACAATTTAGAGCTGGTGCAAGTTTGCAGCTAGTGCAAAACCTTTTAGACGGAATGGTTGGATTAGATACAGAAGAAAAAATAAATAGGTTTATGTCTGACTATGTTTCCAATGTTCTTGGTGGATTCTTAACTCCACTTAGAATGTTTAATGATTTTATAGACCAGGATCAGGAGTTTAGAGCGCCTGTGCCAACAGGTGAATTTTTAACTGATACAACTAATAGATTAAAAACAAGCATACCTATAGTAAGAAATCAATTTCCAGAATTAGAATCACCGACAAGAGAGGCTGCTCCCGGAAGACCAGATACAGTACAAATACCTTTTACAGATATTAATGTTCCAGGGCCGCTTACAAGACAGCTTACTGGTGCTACTGTAAGAGAAGAAAAGAATCCAGCAGAAAGAGAGTTTGATAGATTAGGATTTAAAAGAAGAGATATATTACCTTACTCTGGTAATGCCGTTGTGGATCAAACAAGAGCAAAATATATGGGTAAGCCAGTAGAGATAATGGTAAGCACTTTAGTTCAATCTGATTTTTATAAATCTAAAAGTAATGCAGAAAAAGAATTGTTAGTAAGAAAAACCTTACAAGAAATAAGAAAGTCTGCAAATGACTACATAAAAGAAAATAAAATAAGTGAAGAGGCGTTCCAAAAAGCAGCGTTTAACAGACAGCCTAAATATATGAAAAAGTTATTATCTGAAAAAGGTATTACTTGGAAAACATTTAATGACACGAGCAACGGAGAGAATAGGTAGGAGTGGAGAATACTTAACCTGCTCAGTACTGGCGAGAGAATCAGACACCGTTACAGTAATGCCTCATACATCCCATGCCG